CACCAGACAGCCATGTCTGATTTGTTTTTGTTGTATTTATGAAAAGTGATAAATTGTCTTAAAAAGTCATATTTTTCGTGTGTTGTTTTGGGCATCTTTGATTGCTGCTTTTCCGATGACATAGGCGTCGGCCATATCATAACAAAAAGTTTCGTGAATGGTGGTGCCGGCGTTTTTACCGCGGCTGATAAGTTTGGTGGCCCAAGACCAGTGTGGTTCTTGAGTGGAGACCCAACTGACGATTTGTTCTTTAGTGTCGATAGTGCTAGATTTATCCAGTTTTATCCCCAGTGATTTGCGTGCTGAAACGACATTGAAATATAAAGGTTCCACTTTAAATGTCTCATACGCAATCTGGGATATCACTCCGTTAAAACGTGCTAGTGTCGAGAGGGTTTGTGCAGAAGAAAAACCTTTACGAAAAGATTGAGCACATTCTTCTACTGAAATTAAGGAGATTGTTTCGTCTGCTAATTCGCAGCGTAAATCTTCTAACTTCGCCCTAACATAATCAGCCTTTTTGAAAAAGCTATCAATTTTACGTAGATCTACATGATATAAATTATGTAAACTGCCATCTTCTTTAAATAAAGAAATTCCTACAATACTAGAAGAAATATCCAAGCCTAAAATCATCTTACTAAAAATCCATCTTTAATCTAATATTATATCTATCGTTTAGTCTTTTTACAATAGGTTGAGCAAATTTAGCTTTCGCCACAATATTCAGATTTTCATCGTGTAGATTAACACCTGTGATATAGACAAAATCTGTTTCTTCTAAATCTGATAGATTATTGGAAGGTTTTAAACCTTTGATATAGGTTGGGTTTTGTGAGACATTAAATTCACCTCTTTCTACTGGGATATCAATCTGCATCACGTAAAGAGAATGTTCACCTTTTAAATCAAAACTAAAATTATTTTCACCAAAATTACTTAAACCAGGATGTAATACATTCAAAAGACCGTCTGAATAAAAAACATGACCTAAATGTGCCCAGGTGGCGTGTTTACCAATACAATCAGCTCGATACATTATGCCATGACCATTATCTTTGATTTTAATATTTAAAGCACCGCCGCTACCTGCTAAATCGACATCTTTGATTTCTAGATTTTTAGGACGAATTTGTGAAGAGTAAAGAAGATTAGAAATGTCGAAGAGAACGCTATGTGTTTCTCCTAAATCTCCTTCAATACTGTAATGTGAATTATAATATTTTGAATAACTGACATTAATATTATTTATACCTTTTTGAGTCCAGTTTATATTTTCAGGAATATTAATTGATGCATCATAATTACTATCAATATTTTTAAAAATAGAATTAATCAAAAGATGTTTATCACTTTTTGTTAAATGTAATGATTTAATCTGATTAAAAAATCCTTGAATTGTAGATCTGGTATCTTTATTTTTGATTTTATCGTAAAAAACAGTTTGAATGTAATTAATATTATTTTTGTCAATTAAAGTATTAGTTACAAAATTTTGATTAGTAGGAGGATTGATTAAAAAATTTAATTGAATAAATGGTTTTTCAAAAAGGTTTGCATAAATACTTTCATTTTTAAAAAATTGCGTAGGTGTTTGAAAAGAATATTCTTCGGTTGACATGTATAAATTATCTAATTTTACATAATGTGGATTGGATTCATGATAAAAATATTTTAATGAATCTCCAATTAGATTTTTAATTTTATTTGCTTTAAAAATAGGATTTAAATTAAAATGGGTTAAACCATTATCACATGGTAAAATGAAATTATTCCTGTAAACAATGTTATTAAATTGAAAAGATTTATCTGCAAAGTTTTTATCGAATAATACTAAATTCGACGTCATAACTTTATTGAGTAATTCAGTTGGTGTTTTGTGATAGGCAAAATAATCCTTAACAAGATTAATTTTATCATTTAATACAAAACTATCATTATTGTTAAAATTACAGGACTGAGTCGACATAGAATTTTCATATGTGTCTCCATTCATACCTAAAATATAAGGTTTTCGGAGATTGACAATATCTAGTGTAAATGATTCAATTGAAAGTTCATGTCCGTACAGTTTGTGGGCAAAATAAGGATTGACAGGGGATCGATAGGCGATATCGTCTCGGGTACCTAAAGTAATATAACCTTTGCGTTTGATTAAATCTGAAATATAGATGCAGGGTAAATAAAATGACAAATATTGATTATCAATAATATCAACCTTGCCATATGAATAATTTTGTAAAGTTTCAATATTAATTTCTTGGTTAAAAATCATTAAACCATATAATTCAGCATTAAGTGCGTGAGAGTGTAAAGCGTAATTAAAATCTTCTGCAATTGTATTTGAAATTAAAGTATTCCAATTTATTGTAGCTTGATCATTATTTAAAGTTGAGATCTCATCGGCATTTAGATGTTGTTCTAGAAAAGTAGAATTATTAAAAAAACTATTTTTTAATTGTTGTTTATTTGTTGTCCAGAATTCTGTTGTTTCATTATTTAAACGATTACCAATTGTTAAAATGGAAGGAATAGTCGTTCCGATGTTTAGACTGTTTAATGTGTCTGTCGTATGTGTAAGATTATTATCAATCCATAGTTTGACGTTGAATTGATTTAAGACAATTGAAATATTATGCCATGTGTTTAAATTTAAATTATTATTTGAAATTAATTTTGCTGAATTAGGAATATTTGGGTTTTGAAATAATTTATTGGCATATTCTCCTAAATGGCAGATAATTTTAAATTGTTGTGATTGATTATTAGCATTAACGTGAGTAGTGTCAGCAATTAAATAGATTGCAATAATATTTGGTAAATGTAAAATACAACCCGGGTTATATCTTTTTCCGATTGAAGCCATTCTTTTTGGATTAATCCAAAAATTAATTGTCATATCTTTTTTGTCTTCGCCTAATTTAATTTGTGAATTATTTAATATTTCATTGGAATAAATTAGAGCATTTTTATGAGAATTATTTTTAAAATTATCTTTGTATTGATTTGATATTTTAGATCCTGGCAAAATATTAAAAAAATTAAAACAGTTATAATTGTAAAAACCATAATGATATTGTTGAGATAATTTAGAATCAGACATACAGCGATCATTTTGATATAATTTTTTTACAATTTGTTTTTTGTTAAAAGTAGAGCTAAATGGCTTTAATTCTTGTTTTAATCTTTTAACACCGAAATAATTAGTATCAACTTCTAATTTTGAATTTAATCTAGGTCTAATATTAGATAAATTATTAAAATTATTTTGTGTTAAATTATTAAAGACTGATGTTGTATCTGTATTATTTATAAAATTGCTACTTGCGATTTGAGTATTACCACCTGCACCAATTTCCTTTAATTTATTCGTTTTATATGAATATAGAGGTATCAATCCATAACTAGTTTGACCTAACTCAGGATAATCAGAAATGATTGTAGAATTACTATCGGTAATTGTTTCATCAAATAAATTAAGAGGATCTGTCGTGTAATCAGATTTTATTTTAAAACTTTTTTGAGGAGATAATTTAATTTCCTCAAAATTTTTCTGTGCATCAGTTAAATTAATAATTGACATTGTCAATCAACCTTCGTTATTCTTATATTATACTTATTTATTTTTATAAAATAATAAAAGAAATTTAGGTTTAAAAATTAATAATCCAAACGCACTCTAATTGTTAATTCATTATTCGGATTTTTTTCAATTGGACGACTTAATTTAGCCACTGCTAATAAACTACCATCATTACTATATAAACCAACTGTGGTAATATAACTAAAAGGTTGATCAGCAGTATTATTAACAACTAAAATCTTACCATTCTCATCAGTATAAGTTGGATTAGTACTGTAATTAAAATCACTAGCAGCTGCTCGACAGAAGAAAATAGTAGAATTAATAATTGTTTCATTTTGGAAAGTAATAGCAGTATTTGGAGTATCAGTAAATCGGGCTTCACAGAAATGTTTAATAATATCATCAATAGTTGCTAATTGTAAGAATTTCTGTAAATTATCTCCGGAATTATTTGAATCGCCAATTGCCTTTTGCCCAGCTGCAATATCAACAGGCTGAGAAGTTTGACCGCTTAAAGTAAAATTTAAACCATTAACAGCGATCGCATCAGGAAAATTAATAACACCTTGAACTAAATCATTTAAATCAAATATTTTATTAACATCTAATACCATAATACCCATATCATAAAATATTAAACCTACATCAATAGGATTAGCATTTCCTAAATACATTTTAAGAGTTGAAACTTCTCCTGAAATAGGTTTAACATTATAAGTATTTGACGCATTAGTATCCAAAATTGTTACTTGATTTAGAGAATAGTTAGCATCGTTTGTTGTTAATTTAGAACGACCTACAAAACCTGATGTTGCAGGAGAAGTGAAAAGTGTACCTGATAAAGCATGTGCATCATCATCATCTAAAAGTGTATTATTACCAGTACGATTAAAAAATTTCATACCAAAAGTGCCTTTGGCAATATTATCTCGTTTAAAAAGACGTTTCACATTAATAAAAAGTGCTTCTTGGATTTTCGTAGAATCATCTGTAGAATTATCAGCAACTGTATGAGGTGTTCTAAATACAGAATTACTATTTCCTAATAAGGCTTGAGCATATTGACGGTATATATTGATTTTTTCTCTCATCATATTAGATGTAGTATTAAGAAAATTATATTTTCCTGCTGAATCGATTGTATTACCTGTTAGACTAGTAATGACTGAGGAGCCTTTAATGGTATTATCTGTATTATCTGTATAAGCATATAAGCCGAAGGAAATATCAAATAAAGCATTAGAGCTTTGTAAAGTATGATCTTGATCAAAAATAGTGTTATAGATAGAGCTTGTGATAGGAGTAGTGCTGCCTGATACAAATGCAGGATATTTTCTGCGATTAGCTTCTGTGCTAATATCAGAGCTGATAATATCTATTAATTGGTTTAAACGGGCTTTATCTTGTGATTTTCTATCGGCGGCGTCTAATGATTTGGTTCTTGCGACTGTCATGATATATTTCCTTTAACTTAATGTAATTTCTACTGGTATTAATAAACGTGAACCGGAGCTAGTGCCTACAATTTCAATATAGGTATTAATTTTACCAGTAAGAGAATTGCCATTTTGAATTAAGGTACCAAATTGTGTAAAGGTTGATTCATTGACATTAGAAAGTAGACCGACATTAAAAGTTAAGCGTTGACGATTTGTAAGTGCAAAATTATCAGGTGAGGCTAAACTATCATTAGCAATTTCTTCTCCTTTTAATTTCCAAGTTTTAACAAAATTTTCATCTTCATCAATTACATTGGTGGTATCAGCGATATTGCCGTTATAAATTGATAGAATTAATGAATTCATTTTAATTTCGAAATTAAGATCAGATAAATTTGAATCAATAATGTTTTGTCCTGATTCTTTTGGTAAAGTTGATAGGATCTCGACAGTTTGTGATACTACGCTGCCTGAATTGGAATTATTTAAACTTAATGAAATATTGGATGAAATTTTTTTAAGAGTAGGAATATAGAGAATTCTTAAATTTGAATTGCTGAGTGTAATATTGTTATATTTGAGCGCCAAATTTTCATTAGTTTGAGCTTCAAAAATAGGTGTATTTTTTTCAATTTTTTCTTTGCCGATATTTAATCCGTATTTAACGATGTTTGAATAATCTACTTCGTCATCCCCAAAGGCAAAAGCGTCAATTCGAAATGAACCATCATTACGTGCTAATAATTCACGTCCACGTTCAGTTAAAACTGCGTCAATAATAATATTATTTGTTGTATGGTCTAAAAATCCCATGCTTAAAATCCTTTATTTTTTAATTTTAATTATATCTTATCGATTTTTATGGTAAATTTAATTTAAATTTTATATTTTTTGTATCTAGGTCATTTAAACGTGAAATAGATAGTTGATATTGATTGTCGATATTAAATATTTCAAATTGAGTATTGTTAATGGGATCTTTTACATTTAATGCATCAGGTGTAAAGTATACAGTAATTTTATCTTTGTTTTTAAAGTTTGGAGTAAAGTCAAAAATTAAATCATCATTTTCAAACAATTGTGATTTACGTTGCACATATAAATTAGGATAACTTCTAGGCGCATTTTGCATACTCACCTGATCTACAATCAAATTATTATAAATTTTTGAATATCTTAATCCAATTTGTGATGAATAATTTGAAATATATCCATGGGCATCAATGGAACAAATAGCGTAAATATAATTTTCTTTAGTTAAATCAACATCGTGATCGATAAAACTATACATTCCTTTTAAGGTATTATCTTTAGAAATTTCAATTAAATTATTAGGCATAATATCTGCAAATAATTCCATATGAGGAAAATCAGATATTTTCTTTTTCAGATATACCTTAATTAATTGAAAAGGTTCATCCAATCTTTGACGTCGATAAATTTGAAAACCAATTACATCACCTTGGGGATTAGTAGGATGTGACCACATTAATTCAGCCTTAAAAATATTAGATCTGAATTTGGCAATTAAACCGTTAGGTGGTTCTGGCGCATAATAATCTACAGCTCTTACAAATTCTGTTCGTTGAGAATTATTCCAAACTAAATGATGTGAAATTAATGGAAAATTTAAATTTTCATATCCAAAAAATCGATATAATCCTAAATAAAAAACAGGAATAATTTCATATGAATAAGCGCTGGTATAATTTAATAAGTCATCATAAATAACTAATTGATCAATATTTTGTTGATTAATATCTACATAAATAAATTGTGATGCTGCATCTAAAAAAGTATCTCCACTTTTATTTTTAATATGTTTTTTAATCAAAAATCCAATAAAAGCAACGCCTGTTTCATTTTTTAAATTTGCATCATCTTCAATCACTGGAGTAATATCTAACGCTTTAAAATTGATTAATAAAGGTAAATTATCAAATAATACATTTGAATCAGATTTATAATTTTCATATAATTTTGTAATTTTATCATTTGAAATGGAAATATTTTTTGATAAATAATCAGCATTAATTCTTTCATTCTCGATTTGATTGATATCAGATAAAAATTCAGCATTTTTAAAATCATAGGCATACTGAGAATTAATTTTATTTTGCATGATGTCTTGTAAATAATTACTACCGTATGTAACATTTCTTTGATTAAATTGACTTAAATTAGAATATAAATTAGTATTTAAATCATACGCTTCTAAAATCCTTTTTCTATATTTGTCATTTAAACCTGATATAAAGCTAATTGATTTATCATCAAACTTTAAATTTGAATTAAAGTATTCAATCGCTTTAATGTCATTAAAGATAAAATAATTTAAATTTTTATTTTGCAAATTCTGAATTTGCGATACAATTGATTGATTAATATTATTTAAAAATGAAATGTTTGAATCAAATCGTAAACGATCGCGTAAATCATTTAATTGAATAGAAATACGATTAGATAAAAACATATTGGCATCGTCAAATTTTAAATTAATATCAAAATCATTAATAGGATTAATATCTTCAGATTGCTCATCATAAGTGTGATAAGTAAATTTCACATCGACAGTAAATTTAGGGATATCATAGTTGATTATATCAAATTTATTATTTTTCATGTTTTACTCCAAAATCATGGTGGAAATACGATATGAAACGTTTTTAGGAATATATGTCGTATTATTATTTTTTTTATTTATCACACGATAATAAGTCACATCATCAGTTTCAATCGTTTTACTAGAAATTAATCTTAAAATTAAACTAGTTTCAGTTCCAATTTCATCTAAGAATTTATTTTTAGTTGTTTCATTATATACGATTTGTTGAAATTCTAACTCTGAAGAATTAGGAATAAAACTATTATTTCCACCATTTAAACCTGTTACAATAAAATCTTTAGGATTAACTGCTAAAGTATAGATCTTTTGAAAATTATGAGAACTCATTTCAGTAAAATCAGCTAATAAAGCTTTAGTTAAATTTGACATAAATTGCAAATATACATTCAATTTAGGATTGGTTGTAAAATGTAATTTATGAAAGTTGTAAGTAATATATGAATAAGCATTCTTTTGAACTGCATTTGAAATTTCTTCATATGTAAAAGGATACATTTCTTTAATATTATCCTGACTACCTGCAAAATCTTCAATAAACAATTGATAAATGTCACTTAAAACAAATAAATCATTCATCCATTGATTACTTTTTAAACTAAATTTTGTTGTAGGTTCAAACCCTGATAATAATTTACTAATTTTACTCAACTTTAAATTCATTCTTTGATTATGAATACATCTCTTGATAATATCATTTCGAATTGCTGTTAATTCAGTAATTGTTAACTTCTCTCTAAAGGTTTGAGGAATTTTAGAGAAAATAAAATCTTCATTAGATTCAGTTAATAAATTTAAAATCTCATCAAATTTATTTTGGTATACGATTGGGTTTAAATAGCTAGTATCATTTTTATAATTAATTGATCCTATATTGTTACTTACATTTAAATTATTAACAACTTTATTTGTTTTATTTTGAATTAAAGCATCTTTTAAAGTAATACCATTATCAACAAAAGGCGCAGTCGCATTAATATTATATGTTTTATAAACTGATGTAATACCAACTGGTACATTTTCATTAGTAATATTATCAATTGTTTGTATATTAATGCTATTCCTATGTTGTAAAAATGCATTTTCTAAATCATGAAAACTAGCGCAATATTCAAAAATTTTAGGTTCCCAAACTATTTCCGGAAAATCATGATCAGTCATTTCCACTTTAATTAAAATAATATCATCTTTATCTAATTTATAATCATTATTAATACCAACAGTTAAAATATGAGATCCTAAAACTGTTTCAGCTTGATTTGGTACTATATAACTTTGCGATGTCTTTTGATAGTTTTTGTTTATTTTATTTTTGAATTGAAGGTTTGTATCATTTTTTAAACTATTCCAAAATTCCTTAATATAAAAATCATCAAAATAAGACATAAAAAAATCGCCATTTTCATTTTGATTATTTAAGGTGACTATTTTTTCAACAAATTTATCTAAACCAGCTGCTAAAGTATCTCTTACGTTTAAAATAGAAGTAAGATTTAGTAAAGATTTAAATTTGATTAATTGACTTATGTAATTTTTTTGTAATTTTAAATTATCAATTGATATATCAATTAATTCTTTAGTATCAATATTTGGAATATTATTTAAAACACTTCTACAATCTTGTAAGTTCAAATTATAATTTAAAATATTTATTTTTTTGTTGCGAGAATTTTGTAATTTCTGTAAATTGATCTCAACGTCATTTACAAAATTATCGTAATAGTATAATAAAAGATCAAATGACATTGCTAAAGCGATATCATTAGTAATTAAACCATGAATTACATGATTATACCAATTTAAATTAATATCAACATATTTTTGTTTAAACATTTGTTGATTAGCGTTTGATTTAAGATTTAAATCGATCTGTGGAATATTAACGATATTATTCAATCCCATAAAATTATTTTCATATGTATAACTTTCTTTTAAACCTGATACGCGTTTTGTAGAATTGACTGTTTGATCTGAATTTAAATTTAAATTAAAGTTGAATGATGGATTATTAATTCCTGATAATTCTTGATCTAAATTGTTCGAACTGATATTTCCGTTTTGATTAGTTTTAAAATTTATAAAATTTTCATTATGATAATTTAAATTAAGTTCGAATGAGTTTTCTACTAATAAATCAAAAATATTTAAAGCATTTAATTTAGTTTTAACATTATAATTTCTTTTATTAGAGATTTGACTAGCCTGATTTGTAGTTAATGCTGTAGATAAATTATCAGTTGCAATGTTAAGATCGGCTGTAAAATCTCTAAAATTAATATAAATATTTTTATTTAAAAATGTAGTTGCATTACCTGATACAGTTGTTGTATTCGCTAATACAGGCAATAAATTTGAATTCACACGTCTAATATTTTGTAAATTGTTTTGTATTCTGAAATTATCTGTTAAGGCATCTTTTCGTGTTAAATCAAATAAATCAATTGATATTAAACAGTCCTGCATACGACTTAATTCTAAATCTGTTAATGTAAAGCTTGTTGAATTATTATTAGTTAAAATATCAGAATTGTTACCAGCTTTAAAAATATTCATGATTGTTAAATTTGAAGATAATTGTAAATTATAATCAACATCGCCATCATTAAAATTAGATAATCCAGGAATTAATTGAAATAAAGTGGAATTATATAAATTAAACTCTTCAAAAGGATTAATCATAAATTCTATACAATTTTTTTCATTTAAACTTTTTTGAGCGATTGATGCAATAGCTAAGTAAATATTATAGTCAACAGCTCTTTTTGATCTGGTGTTAATTGTATTATTAAAGAAATTATTAACTGCTGTATTTTGATTTAATAATGGAAAATTATTAAAATTATTACCTTCGTTATGTTTTAAAACATAACCTGACATGATTTTTTCCATTAAAATTTCTATTTCATTTTTCTCAATGCCTAAAACTTCATTTAAGAAATATACAAATTTTTTGCTCGCGAAGCTACGATATTTCTTAAATTCATTAGCAGTAAATTGTGTGAAATTTTCAGATTGATTGAGGAAAACGTTAGAAGAATATCCCCATAATTTATTTAAATAAAATTGAAAATCTGCGTCATTATTTCTGTTTAAATAATCAGATGAAATAGACTTTAAAAATCTTTGTTGCGATGGAGAATTCTCATGAAAAAAATTGCTTTCTGAAATTCTATCTGATAAATTGGTATATGATTGTAATGTATTAAACATTTTGCAATAAATTGATGATGCAATTTTTAATGTATTTTTGATCATAAATTTTAAGTCTAAAATGTTATTTGTGTTATTAGTTTCAAGTTGTGTAAATAAAGTATTAAATGAATTTAAACCTGTAATGTTTAAATTATTGATTAGTTCTTTAAATAAGCTTGTTAATTGATAAAAAATATTATTGTTTAAAGCGTCATTTTCTATTTCAACATTATATGGATTTCCAAAATTTAACACGTTTAAAAACGAATTTTGGGTTTCAAAATTGTATGATAGTTGCTTTAAAATATCAATGGTTGTATTATTATTTCCAAAGGTATCAATTAAAATTTGAATTAAATCATATGAACTAGCATTGACATTATTTGAATAAGTGTTAGCTATAGCTGAATTATATAAAAAATATTCAAATTTATGTTGATTATTACCATATGATATTTTTTTAAATGTTAATTGAGGTATAAAAAAATGCATTGTGTCATCATATGTAATGCTGTTTTGATCAACGATATATTTTCTGTAAGTATTTAAACCTGTTAATAAAATATTTCTTTTTCTTTCATTAAAGATTTTAACGTTATCGGTATTAACGCCATTAGTATCAATATAATCTAAATCAACTGTATCAGCTAATTTGTGGCCTGAGTTATATGACATATTCAGATTATTATCTAATAATTGAATTGGAATTGATAAAAAGTGTGAACTTTTCCCGTTCGTTTCAAAAACATTTTCAGCGACGTTATAATATTCATTGTATTTTTTATTGATATTACCAGTTTCAAGTTGTCGAATTGCTTTATTCTTTGCAAATGTTCCGGAATTAGTTGCAATTTGTTGTTCATTTGTAAAAAAGCTAAAAAATGGAGCTAATTCCATGGTGGTTGCAGGGGTAGGGCCTTGATTTAAAATAATTTGTTCAGCTTTAACTGTATAAGCATTTTTATAAGAAGTTAGATTTTTATTGTTAATGTATAAAAATGAAATTAATAAGTTCACAAATTGTTCTTGAAATACTTCCCGTTGCGCTAATGTCATTTCAGAACAAGCATCGTTAAATAACCAAAGAATTGAGGCGTTATTTAATAAATCAGCTCGATCTGAGGACATTTTTGTTTTATTCTTTTTATTTAAATGCCATTTAAAATTATTAGCACAAACCTTCATGATTTCTTGGAAAAAAGTCGCTGAATTTTTAAAGAAGATATTTTGATTATTATAATATTCATTCACAAATGATTTCATGTTATTATAGTTTGATTTCATTTGTTCTTTAAGATTGCCAATATTAATTGTATCTTTATTAATATCATTATTTAAATTTGTAACATTTTGAAAATTAGGTGAAATAAAATCATCGGCGTTTGACTCACCTAAAATTGCATTATTAACGATAATTAAATCTTGATTAATTTTATTAAATTTTTTATTAAAAATTTCAAAAATATGATCTTGGGTATTAAAAGACTCCATAAACTGATTTAGATTATTACTTTTATTAATTTTAATAATTGCATCAATCAGATTAATGGACTTTATATTATCTTCAATATTTTGCCTCATTCCTTCTTTACTAAGAAATAAATTAATTTTGTTTAAAGGATTAACTGAAGCCGCATCATGTCCTTTATTTAAACTATATTTTTTGTATTTTTTAACGATATTGTTACAAATTAAACGAGTTTTAATAATACTACTGGTAAAGTTGTCAATATCTTCAAAATGATAATTTAAAATACCTTTTTTATTAACATCAATAACAGGTCGATGTTTAATATTTGAATAATCAGGAATATTATTCGCGGTTTTATTTACCACACCATAAGTTAATTTTAATTGATTTGAATTCAAATGATTCGCAATAAGATTTAATTGTTCTAACATTGCTAAACTAGATTTATCTCGATTAGCAATTAGAGATACCTTTTCAGGATTAGTAATAGTATTTAATAACGTAATGTAAGGCAATAAATTATCATCTGTTGTATTTAAAATTGAAATCGCATCAACTTTATCAGTAACATTTAACATTCCTTTTGAAGTAAAAGATAAATTATCAACATCATTGTCACTACAAATCAAATTTTCCCATGTAAAAATGTCAGAGGGGATTTTCTTTTCTAATTCTGATTTTTTAACATTTTTTAAATTTTTAAAAGTATCATTAAATTGTGTAATTAAATTTGACATTTCTACATTATTAATGAACTCAAAATTGTCAACGTATTTAATAGGTAAAATCTCTTTTATAATATCGTTTTCAAGAATAGGTACATTAGTAAATTCAATTGCTTTTAATTTATTATTTAATTCAGAATCAGTATAGATCCCTTTAAATAAAGAATTACAAGCAGCATAATCAAAAGAATATTCTATCACGTTATTAATTGCTGTTGACAAAGACATTAAACTTAATGGTTTGTTATCATTTTGAATTAAATTATTTTCATTAGTTTTAATAAAGTTAAATCCTGTATATGTCTGTAAAAAATTAACAGGGTTTTTTACAACTTCTTTGTAAGTGTTGATTAATTTTTTATCAGTAATATTAAAATCATTAATTTCTAAATTTTCTAAATTTTTAATTGTAGTTGAGACAATTGATTTTTCAGATATTAAGGTCGCATCATCAATTACATTTGTAATTTTATTGGCTTTTAATAAGAAGGCATGTAAAAGATTAAAGGCGTTTTTTTTAGAGTTTTTAATATTATTTGAAACGCTTAAAAATTCATTGTTGAATAGATCATTTTCTTCTTTAACTTGAAAGACTAGTCTTTCCATGCATGCATAAATTGAAGAATTCTGAGTTGTAAAATTGCTGAAAATTAAAAATGTTTTATTGAAAGTATCTTTTTCAATTCTTTTTCGAGAGAAATCCCTTAAGATGTTTTTGTTTTTATCAAATTTTTGTTTAAAATTAATGTCTAATTCAAATTTAAAATCCTGAAAATCATAATCCGTTGCATCATTTTGATAATTAATAAATTGTAAAAGTTCAGATCTGACATTAATTTTACGATTTTTTTCATTTAATGAATTAATATTTTCCAAATCTTTCTTAAAGATTGCCATTACACTATACTCACGAGATTTTATTTATATTTATCGACTGATAAAATTTATCAAAAAATACGTGATAATAAATATTTTAATTTAGGATAGGATAGAAATCTAATAAAATGTATTGATTTTCAATATTTCTAAAAGAAATTTTTTCGGATTGATTGCCGATATTTATGCTTAGTGAATCAGGTAAATTTAATTTTAAGTAAAGATTTTGATTTAAAAAGTCAAAAGTATAAGGTGCAAAATTTTTATTTGAACGGTTATAGGCTAAACTTAAAAAACGTAAAAATTCAGCTGAAATATTTAAAGTGATAATTACAGTTAAAGTGTTCGCTGTGATATTACATTTAAATGAAGTATTATTTAATTCATTTTTGATTTCTAAATTTGTAAATTCCGGAATAATTTGTGTTGTAGGTGTCAAAATGTTGTTATCTTTAAAATAAAATTGTGTAAATAAGTTTTTCATATTATTGATAATTGATGTGAGTGTTAGATTATTAGATGTTTTTGAAATGATATCAAATGTAAGGATAAACTCAAGCTTTTTAGTTTGAGTTTTTAAAGTGTTTAAATTATAATTAACAGATCTGAATGTTATCTGATTGTCATTTACATTAGTTTGATTAGCTGTTGCAATTAATATTTCATTATTGGCTTGAGTATTTTTTAAACAATAATTTTGATATAATTTATAAAGATAAACTTGATTTAAATCTGCAAATTTATTATCATTGATAGTTTTTAAAATATAAAATATTTCATTAATTTGTGCAGCTGATGGAATTGGTTGATTTATATTATTTAAGCATAATAATTCTTTAATTCTTAACTTTGTCACATAATCGTTTTGTGTAATAAAAAACCCAATAGGAATAATCATAATTCTGGCTTCAAATCGATAATTAACATTTTTTGTCAAATCAACATTATCATATTGGAATGTCTTGAAAAATAAAGCGTTAACTGTTTCATTATCATTAAAATTTAAATCTAAAGTAAGATCATTTTCAGTTTGAATTTGTAATTTTAAATTTTCAAAAACATCTTTATTAAAGATATAAAATTTATCTTTAATGTGTATGTTGTCTTGTAAAATTGATTTTTTGACAATTACAAAAATGTTATTTTCAAAATCTCTTGATAATTGAGTTGTTCCATTTTGTAATTCTTGTAAAAATATATTTTCATAATTTAATGATAAAAATCTATTTAAATTGATATTTGAATTTTTAAAGTTTTTGATTTTAATTTTATATTGAATATCTAAATTTGAAAATTTTGAAGTTATAAAATTGTTTTTATTAGTAATTGTTAAGGATTGTTCATAATCTACTAATCCGTAAATTGATTTAATATCAAAATTTAATTCATAAGTTTCAAAATCTTGTTCAAATACAAATTTTAAAGTGAAAGGATTGTCAGAATAATTTCTCAAATAAAAGATAAAAGAATTTTCTTCTTCATTTTTTGTTGTTGTAATTATATTCTTTAATAAAGTTCCCGTTAAATTTAAATTTTCTAGTGATGACGAGTTAGGAATAAAATTGAAACATGCATTTGCAAAATTTTTATCTTTATTATTATTGATAAAAATGCTAGAAATGAAAGGATTAAAACTATTATCGTTATTAGCAATTTTTAATAATGATAATTCTATTTTAATAGTATTTAAACTGGCTAAATATGAGACATTAGAATTTCTTAGATATCGATTTAAATTTTCTTGCTGTGATATTCCTAAAATCGCTTGTGGATTTGTAATCGCATTAACGTAATTTTTAATAATATAATCATTCCTACCGTAGATTTTCATAAAAATTTTATAATTTAATTCAAAAGGTACAGCGGATATCATTAAATCAGTTTCACAATCTAATGTAATTTTATCAGTTTCCTTAAATGCATTTTCAATTCTAATCCTATCTAATTGCACTTCAATAGGATTAGAATTTTCTTGTATTGAAATTGTCTCAATAGGATAAAAGCCTAATTCATCTCGTAAGGCCTTGCAATTATCAGTTAAATTAATATAAAGTCTTCTTTTTAAATTATTAAGAATTACATTATCAAAGGTTACATTAAATATTTTATTAAAATCTACATCATCAATATCATATAAAAATGTAATTTTATCAATATTCCAATTGGTTGTGGCCGTATTAAAATTTGTAATCTTTTTAACATCAATGATCTGATCATTATTATCCATTGCATAAATGATTAAATCATATTGAGTACTGCCTGGAAATAAAGTACTAGGCGTTAAATTACTAGAAAAGGCACATTCAAAAAATAAATCCTGATATTCTTTAATATCTAATTCGGCATTTAAACTTAAACCCACATTATAATTGTAAGATTTACGAGATGAAAAATTTTCAATACTGAACTTATTATGAAAATCGCTTAAATTTAAATCACGACCTAACACATCTTCTTTAATTAAATCATAATTCACATCAAGCTGATCCGCGCTAATAAATTTTTTTAAATCAATTCTTTGATTTTCTTCTAATAAACCCGTATATCCCTTTTTCAAACTTGCATATTTACTATTCTCAAATTTATTAATAGTTACAGTTTTAAAATAACTTAATCCTAATTCTTTCGCTTTTAAAACATCAATTTTAATAAAGGTACGAAAAATATTTGCGTTTCTTTCATAACGTGTGTAATTAGCAATTGTAACATTTCCTAAAAAAGAAGGAATCGTTGTGTTAAGTGTATTATTAGGTAAATTACCTATAAAAACATTACCAGTTTTTTTTAACATAAATTATTCCTTTTCTCATTCTATCACAATTGTAAACAAATTTACAAATAAATAATTATCTTCAACCAAATATTCGCCATTATCTAAATTGTTATCAAAGTTATTATCAAAATCAATTTCTTTTTTAGAACTAATCAATTTACCAGCCGAATAAACTTGCACATTTTTTTGTTGATTCACATTAAATATTTCACCATGATTAATGAATAATAATTTATTAAAAATAACGCCATCATTGCTATTATTCAATTCAGATAAATTAATAACAAATTCTGTGTCATATTCTCTGTTATCAAACATTAATTGCATTTTACCAATATTAAAATCTTCATGATTTAAAATGTCAATTGACTGTAATACCGCTTGATCTTTAGATATAAAATTTACGTTATTAAAATCTTTTAATAACTGTGTAGAAATATTGTCGTTTGATTTAAAATTTTTAAAAATGACCTTATGCAGATTTCTATTATCAACAGCCAAATTATAAGAATTTGCAATCTTATTGTTTTTAGTGATCACTTCTCTATTCATATTAGACGGAGGTAAAAACATATAATTTAATTTATGCTGAAATCGATCGTCTTCAATCATTGATGTTTTTGATAAATTTAAACTATTTTGATTTGTTAAGGTATAATAATTGTTTAAAGAATTAATATCAATTTGTACAATATTTGTATTAATTTCGTCATTAATATGAAATAAATTTTTATTGACTTTTGAGACGTATAAAGAAATACGATGATTTTCCTGCGTAACAGTATTTAAATTAAAAAAATTATCTGTTAAAATAATTCTTTGATTGATTAAATTTTCAGTTAAACTACCCGCGATTTTATCAAATATCACCGAGGCAGGTTGTGTGATACTATTCCGATATTCATTATTACGTAAATCAATATATTGTCCATCAATTTCAGTTCTTAATTCAAAATTAGCTGTTTGTTTTAAATCGATCTCAACATTTAATTTATCAAAAAAATTGCTGTTCGCTTCAAATGAAAAAGGCATCACGTCTAAATCAGCGACATTATACTCGTTTTGTCGCCGATCATAAATAGCATCCTTATCAGTCAAAGTTGCATAAACAAAACGTAAATCACCATTTTCGACCTGCTTATAACCATCAGCAGTTAATATAAAATCAACCAAACGTTGTTTTTTATCAAGTATTCCTGACATTATTATCTCTTATTTTATTTTTATATTTATCAAAAATAATAATTTTAAAGGAACTTTAAATTCTTTCTATCGTTTTAAACAGTTATCATATCATTATAAACGACATGTCGACGATTATAAAAATCTTCCCCATTCCAAGGTGTAATAACCCCATTAGATGTAATAGATTTAAAACCAGCATCAATCAACTGCAAAGTTTTTGACTTATTATGCGGTATCAAACTATTACCTAAATTTGTTAACTCAGTACCATCAACGTCATTTATAAATTTTTGCTCAACGACATAACTATAATCACCATTAGCATTAATTAAAGAAGTATATAATCTCTGTTCAAAATTATCTCTAAACTGTCCATATCCTTTTAACTTCACAAAAGAATTTAAATATCTCTTATGTCCTATTCTTGCAATAGAACTAAATGACGTTTGTGTAAGAAAAGCGGCAAAAACAAAAAAGGCCAAAATTTTTATCGCCGCTGCATTTGAATTAGGAGAAGATTGAGTCAGAGCTGTCACTATCTCATCAAATTTCGCCTTATAAGTAATAGGAGGTGTCACGTCTGGAATTAAATTAGTTGTATCAGTAATTAAATTAAAAATATTACTTGTTGTTGCGTTAGAAAATAAAACGTTCTGCTGCGTTTTGTCTTTATAAAATGTTAACTCTTTTGCAATTTCATAAGCCTTATAAATATTGACGTCGCTACCATTCTGATTATCTATCAAAAACTTTAGTATTAGATCAAAAATTTGAGTATGGGTTTTAAAATCATCAAAAATATATTCTTCAAATTTTTCAATTTTTCTTGTTACTTCATTTAAAAAGAAAAAAGGATTATTTTCTAGTTTTACATAAGTGCTATATGCATTACCTGTCCTAATTTTTGATCCAATGACTCTACGATAATTAGTATTTGAAGGTATATTTTGAGGTATATTTGGGTCTGTGTCTGTAAAATGTTGAAAAACTGTGTTATTAAAAATTCTATCATTAAATGTATCAATATATTCAGTCAAATAACCTAAATTGTTATAATTATCACTAACAATTGAATTATCCCCAATAATAACTGTATTCAGATTTAATTGATTTAAATTTTTTAAATTAGTGTCATCCTGAAACTTCTTGTTATTCTTCTTCATATAACCATGCAATGTAAATTTAACTTTACCTGCTTTAATTTGACATGAATGTTTAAATAATTTAGGAGAAATAGTAGGCGAAATCGAAAAACAAAAAGCCAAATTATCATCAGGTGTTAACACATAAGGTGAAAAATTACTAGTTCTATTAAAATGAAGATTTGTTAAATCACTAGCTTGATAATTCATATAATAAAAATCGATTTCTTCCTGTGTAAAAGGAACAGGTTTTTTTAAATTTTTAAATAATCTTTTAGCAGTCTTACGAGCAATAATACGTTTTGTAATATCATTTTGTAATTGAGATTGTGAATTTATTAAATCTTTACCGTCAAGTCGATTGTTTAACATATTACGAGTATGATTATAAGTCATTTCAGATAATATATTTTCTCCTGTTAATAAATTAGGTTCTGAACCTATTAAAGAATATTGTTGTGTTGAATTAAGTGTTGATTTGATTTCAAACTGATAATTTAAATTATTAGCATTTAAATAACGAGGATAACTCCCTGCCTTTTTAACATAACTATTAATTTTAATTTTATCTTCAAAATCTAAAAAAATATTTTCTGCATTTAAATCGCTTTTTTCATTTATTTGATCTGATTTTAAAATATTATCGGAAATTGTATCAATAACTAAATCATTGTTATTTTTCATTTGTTGAAATCTTACTAACTTGTCTGATTTATACACAGGTTTTTTATTAGTAATGCTATCAATGAATTCAGGATTTGAAGCATGAAATAATACATTTCCAAATGACACAATATTTTTATTAAATGCAATTTCATCAATACGATTACGCATATCAGTAACGCCTAAAGAATTTCTATTCAGATCTCCTTCTTCCCCCCATAAATTACCCCATAATTTACGATGAATTTTTAAATTTTGTTTTGAGGCTTGAAAAGTATTAAGAACAGTGCCTGGATTTAAATTGTCAATTAATTTAGTTGTAAAATGTTTAACTGTATTAAATTGACTTAAAAATAAAAATTCATCAGGTGGATTATCGATTTCAAAATCTTTAAAATATTGTTGTGGATTTAAAGATAAAAAATTTAAACCTAAATCTTTTTTATTTTTGCTGTCGTTTAAAATAAAATAATTTAATGAAAAATTTAAACCGTCCCAAATATCTAGATCTTCTTCCTCGAAATCATTTGGATTATTTGAAATTTCAGCTTGCAATTTTACATTTAAATCAACTGTAACTCGATCTACAATTAGATTTTTATTTAAAAACTTTTTCATTGATATTAAATTATCTTCGAATGTATGAAATGTAGGAAAATGAGGAAAACCAAACTGCATTGTAGGTAATGTTAAATAATTATAATTATCATTCCGTTTTTCTTCCCCATCCAAATGATTAATAGGGGTATTAGTTAATGCAAAATGATGGTTTTTTAAATTGTCAGCAATCTTTGTTTGAAATAATGAAGTATTAGAAGCATTATTATTTACAACTTTAAAACCTAATATTTGATTATTTGCTGTTACTGTTAAAAAATCTAATTCAGGTATTATTTCTATATCTTCAACAAGACTATCTGCAAAACCTTCAAATTGATTTGCGTTTCCACCTGTTCTAGCATAATATCCTCGACTTTCAAAACATTTTTTATCAAAATTATACATTAAAAAAGGAGAATTTTTGCGTGGAATATTAGTTGGAAAATTTTTTCTAAAATTATAAGGCGATTTGGTATAAGAAGCAGTTTCATACACACCTAATGATGTACCATCTTGTGATTGCATTTTAGCGGTATATTCTAACAAAGCATCTGCTGGTACTTCTAATTCAATTTCAACTGAGGTTTCTTCATATAAATTAGTATCTAAAAAAGAATATTTTCCTTCACCTTTAATAAAATCCTGATTATCTAAACTATTTTCAATGTGTTCTCTATCATTAAAGGCATTAAATTTAACTTCTATTGAGTTGCCTTTTTTTAAAAATTTTTCTAATGTTTCGCGTTGATCATGATTACCAAGTGTGTTAGTATTGATATTTAAAGTATGAAAAGTTGAAGGTGTGGCCAGTTGTTGTGAAAGTGTATTTCTTTCGTTAGGATTATCATCAAAGTATTCCTTTAAATTAAAATATTTTAAATCATTAAAATTAATTGTATTTTCATCATTATATGCAAAGGTACTTCTAACTACATTATTTGAATCAGTCGTTGTAGTAATTAAATGATCAATGTTATAACCGTTAGGAATATAAGGTTGTCTGATTTGTTGATTTTGATTATTATAAAAGCGAGTTCTCTCGTTTAATAATGAAGCGCCTGATTTTGTAATATTATTTTTAATTCTAGCCATTTTTTATTCCTTAAATCCTATGTAAATTTTTGAATCACGTCCTGTAGGATTAATTGATCGATCAACGTCGTATCCATTAGGTGTATATTGTTGATCATTTGCGATGATATTTTTACGATTAAAAATAGTGTCAGCAATAGTTTGTGTGATAGTATTTCTAACATCTTCATCAGTAATATCATCATAAAAGTTATTTTGAACAACGTAAATTTGTGCTTGATTATTATCATTAAAAGGTTGTATAGGGTCAATATGTTCGTCAGAATTTAAGAAATGAAAATTAATAGTTGGAGACCATAAAGGATAAGGATCGTCTAAATTTACTATAATTTTTTGTTGATTTTCTGTAATATTACCATTAATATCAAATACAGTACCGGTTTCTGCACTTTTTCTAATTTGTTCCCAAGTAGATGTTTGTAAGGCAACATCAATTATATCTGAAAAATTCTCATAATCATCTGAAAAGGCGTTAATTGCATTTGTATTAGTAATAACGTCAGAAATAATATTAGTATTACCTCTAGCATTAATACCTGCTTCTACAAATGATAATTTAAATCCGTTTAATAGATTTTTAGATCTTACTTTATATTCTAACAGATTTCTAATTTCAAAAGGTTCTAGATAAGCTCCGAAATAAAAATTATGAATATCGTTGTTGGTAATAATAGGATATAACAACTTTGAAATAAAAGAATATCTTTCTTGATCATCTAGATTTAATAAGATTTTTTCCCAATAGTTATTTAAAATTTTTAAAGTGCTTGTATTTTCCCAATACCCGTGTTTTTGATTATAAATGACAGGTAAACAATAATCGTTAAAAACTTCATTAAATGGACCTTGTCGATAAGAATGAGGATACATCATTTTAAAATCGTCATTTAATCCGCGGATAGTTAGATCTTCTAAGGATTGAATAGAAGTTTTTTTCTGATACCAATCTTTTTCCATTAATTTTTTGATTATTTCATAATTTTTTTTGTATTCATTATCCCATGAGGTTGTATCTAAGATTAATTGATTATCAATACTGTAAATAATATCATCAACGTCAGTAAATCTTCTTTCTTCCCATTCGAAAAGTGGAGAGGTTTTATAATTGTCGATAAATGAATTAAAATTTTCTTGTTCTTTAAAATTAGTAAAAAATTTGGAAGTAGGATGTTTGATCTCGTTTATCTCTGGTGATAACTTAAGAGCAAATCCATAAGAAATATTATCTTGCAACGCAGAATTAATCTGAGTAGTTCTGGTGGTTATCTGGAGAGCTTTTTTATCTCTAACATCATTAGTTTCATAGGTATCATAATATTCGTTGTTAAAAATATCATCAACTGATAAATTGTCGTAAGATAAATAATAACGACTTTTTATCACAAAATTGATTAAATTTCCTGAGTCTGCTGATACATCTACAAAAGGTGAGATGGTATTAGGTTCAATGTAAACTGTGATCACTGAGGCATGCCTTTTTTAATAAATTAAATATTAAAAAAGATTATTTTGCTGTAATCTTCTGCCTTCTAACTTTAAATAATTAAAAGATTTACGGGAATTATTTAAATTAGAGATATTCATATCCCCTTTCATCACAATATGACTTTCCATAAACTTATAATGAAATTTATGTCTCTCTAAGGCGTGAGACTCAATCACATAAACATTATTATTAAATTTAACGCGACTGGAAATAAAATCATGTAACATTTCAGTTAATACATTATCGAAAATCTGATATAAATCATATAAAGGTGTTATTTGTATTTGATTACTTTTAATCCGTTTAAAATAAAAATCTGAAAACTTTTCAAATTTATTATAATGACCTTCATTTAAAGATCCAAAGTCTGAAATAATATCAGCAAAAAAATCAATTGATTCAAATAATTTACCAATATCTTCGTTTAAATGCTTCACGTTTGACATTTCAATCGAAAATCTTACATCATTTTTCTTTTGTTTATCATAATTTACTTCATATATTGGCACAGGTCGTGTGTCAAATTCATTAATTAAATTTTCATCCTGAAAACTTAATATATTTACTTTATTTTCCACATTAGGTTCATCAAATTTAAAATCATTTTCATAACAAATTGTTGTTTGAAAAGTTAAATAATCAATAGGTTTTAAATTATTATTCCCAGAAATCCGGAAAGGATAAGTCAGTTCAGTCTGACTTGAAGGCAATATATTATTCTCGCTATAATCAATAGGATATATAATATTAGACTGCGTATTAATATGAAAATGATCATCCTGTAAAGTCAAATTCAACAATAATAAATCTGAAATTTTATTATATTTTAAAAATTGAAATTCATGATTTGCAATTGATGATACATCCAAAGCATGCATTTTTAAATCGTCTTTTGATAAGACATTTTTCCAAATTTTTAAAAATGAAATTTGTCCATTAAAATTCTCATATCCTAATTTAATAGTTTTATTAGTATTTGCAAATAATCGTAAGGTATTAGAATTTGATAAATTTTTAAATAAAGTTAAATTACCTTGTATTAAATTTGAATTTTTAGAATTATTTTGAAAGTTCAAAGTAATATTACGTTGTGCACGATCGTTATTATCAACTGTTAAAGAAATATGAGAAATTTTGTTATTTAAAATATTAACATTTTCTATCTCTAGAATTTCTTGTGAATTATCATTTTTGTAAAAAACAGCTTTTAATGTACCTGTTTCTTGTTGTCTAACCTTTTCAAATAGAATTTTTAAAATATTTTGATCATTAGCAACATTTTTTATTATTAAAATAGTTTCATTCATTACTTCATTCTTAGTTAAAAAAGGATAATGAATAAAAAATTCCAAAGAATAAGAATTTGTATTATAATTCATTAAAGAATTTAAATAACTTAAATTAAAATCGCCTCTTAAATTAGTATTAGTATTGGTAAACTTAAAAAATTTAATATTTTTAATTTTTTGTAATAAAGAATTTTTAACAAATCGAATTTCAGACTTACCAAATTCTCTAAAACGATAATACTCTTCAGGTATTACACCAATTGAATTAAAAATAGATCTGATAGCATTTTTAGTACCTTTTGATTGTAAAATATCCCGAGAATTAATTAATATTCTTTTCCATAATTCATTTTGTACAAATCTTAATGTGAATTCACTCTTATCTACTCCATCGCTACCAATAATATATCCATCTAAAATTTTAGAAGTAGGAGAATTCATGATTTCTTTAAACTCAAACCCTGCGTTTTTAGCCATTAGTGGCAAGAAAAAATTAATAGCATTATCTGCAGAATTTAAATTGTTATAATCAATTTTAATCAATCTAGGCATTATGTCTAAATAAATTTTAATTTCATCAAAAAATTTGGCCCAAATTAATAATAGTTTAGCAAAAGTTTGTACCCCTTCATTTTTTTGCTGACCTGGATAATTTAAAGTATCATCATCCGATGAAGTAGCATCAAAAATATAATACGCCGAGCTATTATCAATTTTAAAACTTTCAACTAATCCTTCAAATTGTGCCCCTTCTTCAAAATAATGTTTTGGAAATAATTTAAAAATTAAATTAGGATTAAAGGTATCATATTCTTTGGCTTCTTCCAATATTTGATTATTCAAAGTAATATTAGCTGTAAATGTAGGCATTAAACAAGGATTATCATCATCTTTTTCAAACTTCAAAGAAGGTCTAGGCTGCAACAAATTCTGAGGATTATAACGCAATGAAGAAATAATCGTACGTAATTCTAATACAGGATCAGGGTTATTCCCAATATAAGGTTTTAATTGAATTCTAGAATGTAATGAATTACCACTACTATCAAAACAAAACATATTTTTTTCATATATACCTGTAGGTTCATTAAATTTAAAATACAATTTTAAGGTATCTTGCGCGAAAATATTAACATCTTTATTTTTAATAATCCATTCTTGATCAATTGATTGATGCAAATATCTAAATTCATCAATTAAACCTAAAAAAGAATCAGGACTAATCGGTAAATTATATATTCCACCCTCATCAGTACTAATATGTGATTCACCTTTTCCTATCACAAATTTTATAGAATTATCAATTTCCAAAAAATCGTTGATATTAAAATTTTGAATTATGCTAATTTCATTTAATTCAAATGTATTTAACCATACCTTTATTTGTTTAGAATTATTAAGTACATTATTTCTATTATTATTAATACATATTGATAGATGTTGCCATGAATTTACTGGTACTTTAAATTTAGCTAAAATTTTGCTATTATTAGTATTATTACTAACGTGAAACACAATATTGGCATAAACAATATTTCCGATATTAACAAAATCTTTAATAAATAAAGACATTCCGTTTTTTCTGCCATTGTTTTTATCCAAATATTGAAATATAACTTGCGGATTATTGCTTGTTTGTATTTGATCGTATTCAATCCATAATCTTAAATCAAAAGCGAAAGAACTAGCGCCAGGATTTAAAACTGTTTTTGATAATTTTTCAATTATTTTATTATTTCTATTAAAAGACGTAATATAACCTGATTTGTTTTGTACTTCAATATAAGAATTATTAAATCTTAAATAACCAATATTCTTATTCATCTGATTATAGATATAACGACCAAAACCATCTAATTTTTTATAAAATTCTTCCAACTCATATGCAGTTCCATCCACAGGAAAATCATCATAGATTTGATTAAAAACATATTCTACTTTTGATACTGCTGAATTAAAAAAACAATGTTTAGAAAAATCTGAAAAATCAACAGATCCTAAAAATTGTTGTGTATTAAATAATCCATCATACGTATCAAATCTTTCAAATTGATACTGAGCATAATTTTCTGCTTTTTCTTGTTTCCATCCTGATGCATCTCCAATTCTTTTGTTTTTATCCATTTGATATTTTCTATCAATTGTATTCTTTTGACTAAATAAATTACCCATTATTACCTACCCTGAATACTTCGTTTGCATTCACAACCAAATTATTTTGTTCTTGTTGCTTTAATTTAAAAATAAACTGTAAACGTCGACCGTAAAATACATCTGAATTAAAAAATGGAAACCAATAATGGTCATTCTCTTTTAAACATTTCGTCGCGTTCAATTCTTCTGTACATGGAACTAATACCTCCAATGTATCTGGATCAATCACTTCATAAAAAACATCACCTACATCTAATCCAGGTAGTTCTCTTCTTACTTTCACATAATCATATTGTGCGTCTAAATCAAAAAATGTTACAGCTATCTTATGAATTTCATTCATCATACCTAAATCAGGTGAATATAATTTAACAGAAGCCCTTAAACGTTTAAAGGTTGAGTCTGTAGTTAATGTATCGCGATATATTGTTTTGGTTTCTGTAAAAATAGATTCTTCAGATTGATGCCAATACCATGTAAATTGAAAATCTAAAGATTCTAAATAATTTTCAAACATATACGTCATTAATTCAGGATTGTTAAAAGTATCAATATTAAAATCAGTATAATAAGTTCCAACTATATCATTTCCTCTAATATCTTTGGCTTGTTTAACAGCCCAACCTATCGATGAATAAATTGGAATAGGAAACAAATCATCAGTTAAAGCAATACTCTCAATCTTTAAACGAATATCACCTAATCCATCGTTATTATCTCCAGTAGAAATCGATACAATCTGACCATTATCTAACTTTTGAATATTTTTAGCTTTATTGCCTTTTTTGTTATATAAAAAGGCCTTATTGTCTTCATTGAAATAAAAATCTTTTTCTACAGGAATATTATAACAAACATCATCAATTAAAATTTTTAGACAAGATCTGAGATGCCGATTACGTAAATTCTTAGTTCCTAAACGTTTAGCAAAATATGTTTCATCATTCCATAAAATATCATTGACAAATTTAACTGCTAAACCTTTGTCAGGTAATGCATTTTCAGCCCAATATTTCTGATAGATAGGTGTCACATCAATCACAATGTTTTCATTACCTTCAGCAATATAAGCCTGGCATTTTTCATCACCCTTAAAATCATATCCATCAAAAGATGTTAATAAATCACAATCTGCAGCAATCGTACCTTCAATTAATCCTATTTCGCCAGTTGTTTCCCACGCTATTTTTTCATTAGTATTACCATTATAGTCACAATATAACCAGTTAGCAGCATCAATGTCTGTTAACGAATATACATCACGTCCTAAACCTTCATTAAAATCTTTTGTTAAAGGTAAAGCTTCAACTGTATAATCTCTAGGTTTACTTAAAGAGGTTGTAATATCATGTAATTCTAGATAAACCTTAATATTTCCCTGTACAACCGAATAAGCAAAAAAATCATTTTGAGCAGGTAAATCTGCTTTTAATAACAACACTGACTCTTCAGTTCTAGCAAAATCTTTTAATAATTGAAATTTACTTCCTTCTTGCAAAATTAGATTTTTATCTCCCGCCATACCTTTAATTGTCTGTTCAAATACAATTAAACCCGTAGGACTATGAATATAAGCATTAATTCCTAATTCTAAAGTATCAATTACTGCTTTGATGTGTTGAACAATAGCAGCGATAAGATTGATACCAGCAATACCATTTATACCAATTAAATATTGACCTGCTTCATTGGTTGTGCCATTAGCAGGATCATCTGAAGTTAATGATATATCAATTAAAAGTTGAATAGTTTGATTAAATGCATTTTCAAATTCAATTACTTCACTGTTAACGGGTATATCATTAAGGCGAAAGAGACATGAAGAATTAAGTTCAGTATTTTCATTGTATGTTTTATATAAATCTAAAGTAGAGGCTTTACCAAAGTTGGCATTTTTTCCGTCTACACCATTTAATTTTTTATTAGTAATGTACGTGTCCTTTTGAATGGGATAAATAATATACATTTAAAACTTCCTATATCGTTTTAAATTAATTATAAAAATAGATAAGATTAAGCAACAACTTGTACAATAATATCTCTATCTAAGAATTTTAATTCAAAAATACCACCTTTAGTAGGATATAAAACATCTTTATAAATTTGTTGTTGTAGGTTTATGTTTTCGTTGGAATATTTTAAACCTTGAGGATATCGATCTTCATCAATTGTGCCTACTGTGTATGTACCTTTTACTTGTTTAATTAAATTTAATTTATTACTTGCGACGGAGTATACTCCATTTGTATTGATAATAATATTGATTAATTCATCTAAAATAATAGGTTGATTAATTTCAAATTGTTTAATAATAAAGAATTCCTGTAAACGAGCTTTTACGTTGTTACTGATGAAAACAGGGTCTAATCCATCTTTAATACGAATTTTTACTTCAACTTGAATATTGTAGATTTTAGCATCTAAAATATTAAAAGAATCACCGATCAAACGAAATTCATTTAAATAATTACTCAGATTTCTTTTTAATACATCATTTGCGAATGTTAATTTTTGATTTTCGTCAAAACATAAAACATATAAGTTTTTTGCATAAATATTATTAGGATCATCTTCTAAAGCAATTTTAGAAACTTTTCCAAAAGAAGAAGGCATTGAATAAATCTTTGACAGAAGATCTTGATAGTTAACAATACGATTTTGCATTTTAATCGCATTATTTAATTGTCCTTGTAATTGTTGAAAGGTTAAACCATTTAAACCACCGACGCTAGCTTTTTCATTATAAACTGACATGTTATTAATAATAAATTCCACATCTAATTCAGATGTATTTTCATTGAATACAATAAAAGAAAAATCTGTAATCCTATTAATCGAAAAAGATGGAACATTATGATTTAAACCACCGCCATAAGAATAGGTAATATATAGATTACCTTTGGGAGCTATTCCTAAACTATTTGTATTTAATAAAGAACCTGGATCAAAACTAAATTTTGGAAAATAATCGCGACCATATAAAGACAATACAGATTTCGTAGGATCTTGAATTAAATTTTGTTGCATAATTGAATCTTTATTGCCTGATCCAAATCTTAAAATAGTTAAACCTGACGTTAATTGATCTTCTTTAACAAATCGATATGGTGCAGGTAATATTTCATAATATTTATCACCTTTTTCATTAATAATTGTTGATTTATAAACAGTATCCTGACTTAAAAATTCAACTTCATAGTATTCATTATTTAAATCATCAATTACCCTTTCAATCATCGTAATATTTCTATTAGGTAATGTTACAGTCGGAAATTGTGCAGCTGCATTTGTCATATCAATAACAATTGTTTCCTTGTTTCCTGAAACTGCCAAGGCTTTTTTCTGCAATACAGCATAAGGTATTTCTACATCTGAATTGATAAATTTTATGGTATAATCTTTATTAAAATCTACATCTTCTAACAAATAAAAATCAATGTCTCTAGAACTACCTAATTTTAAGTTTTTTAAGATTTTAGGTAATTGATTTGTATTGACATCTTCAGTACCTGTAATTAACTCAACTCTAATTTCAAAGGTTACTTCAGCAATAGAAGGTGATGCAGGTGCAGCTTTAATACCTGCTCTACGAATATGATTTTCAATATTTTTTCTTTCCACAGCAGTATTAGGATTTAATTCATTAAATTGATGATCCATATAAAATGATAATGAATCACCTACAATGGCTGCAAAGTCCAATAACATGCCGCCAACTGACGCTTCCGTAAAATCTTGTATTTTATCAGGAAAATAATTTCTTGCATAATCTAATAATTCAACTCTAAATTCTTCAAATCCTTTAGTTAAGTAACTACGTGTTAACGCTTTTTCATTTAAAATACTTTGTTGTATGTTGGTATTGTTAATTGCCATTTTTTATTCCTTAATTGTTTAATCCTATTTTAATATTCATTGATGAATCCCTTTTAACAACATTAAAAACGCTGGCTGAATTTAAATCATTATACACACTCATTTTCTCATAAAAAGAGTAATTAATTGTAATAATCACAACCGGAATATTGTATTTTCTTTTTTCTTCTTCACTGTATACAGCCGATACACTATTTAAAATTATTCCACTCGCATAACGTGTCAAAACATTTTTAATTTCATTACTAATATTATCAATTGTTGCGTTTAAATCATCATTTTGTGCAACAAGATTCTTTAAACTAGTACCAATTGTTGGAAAACATAATCTTTCACCAGGTTCTGTATATATCAAATTCTTAATTTGATCATTCAATACATCTTTTAAATTATAATGCATTTTAAATAAATCATCTTTAGTAGAAATTTCCAATGGCGTTTTAATACTCAACGGCAAATCAACTTCTTTCGAAGCAATATCTTTTAAAGTTTCCTCTAAATCATAACGAGTATTACCACCCGATTCAAAATTATACTTCTTCTTAATTGCCATTTTCGTCACCTTCCATCTGAATGACAGGAATATTATCAGGATTATTAACATAATTATGAATATTTCTTAATTTACCCTTTAATTCTTCCTCAGAACTTTTTAACTTTCTAGTCATTTTAAAATCAGGATTTACTATAATCTCAGTATTCACAGGATTAGCCAACAAAGTTTTTTCGTCAATTGCTGTTTGTAATTTATTTAATACCTCTGGCAGTTGCAAAGGGTCAGCAATTTGTATAGGTAAATTTTTTAAATCCAAAGTAATTTCTTCTAATATGTTTAAACCTAATTGATTTACAGGAGGCGTTACAGGCGGAGGCAAATTAATTTGTAAATAACTAGAAGAAAAAACATCTTTTAAAGTATAATAAAAAGCATATGAAAAGGCTAAGGCTAATCGATCTTCATCAAATAAAGCATATTCTTCTATCGTAAAAATACCTTTTTCAAAAGACAATAAATTTAAATATTTATTATATTCTGACTCACTATTAGTTGTAATTGTTGGAGGATTACTTAATTTTAAAGGATTATTTTCAATAAAAACTGGAGAAAAAGGCAAAAAAGAAGGTGCAGAGGTCGGCACAATTAATGCATAATTTTGAAAAATAACCAGCATTAATTTCTCAACACAAAATTCATCAGGAGGATTAGCAACAAAAACGTAAGGAGTTAAATTTGGAAGTTTTAATAAATCTTTAAACAACGGATTTTCAGCGATAATATATTCTGATAACCCAATCGTTGCTAAACATTCCTCAATTAAATCATGAAATATCTGAGTAACCAATGTTAAATCAGGTATTGCAACTGCATTAATAACGGCTTCAGACTTTAATGTTTCATCAGCATTAAATTGCACAACTTCTTCATTAGAACTAGCTGCAATTTCTTTATAAATCATTTTATCTCCAGATTTTTGATATAAAAATTTATTAATTCCTCTAAACTTAGGAAAAATTACTTGTCTAATTATCCCTTGATTACTCTCAGGCTTATCTAAAAAATATGGAATTGCCATTGTTATTACCTTATAATGTTTTCACGAATTTACTAAGAATATCTTTTAAACTATCTCTAATTGTTGCAATATCATTAATTTTGTCTGCTAATATTTTACTATCAGGAGCGCCCATACCATTTACTTTCCCATAATTTCCAGTTTTATCATCCGGGCTACCACTTCTTTCACCCGCTTTTGTATCTGTCAAATCCGGCCAAGTTTGAAAATTTCCATTATCTACTGCAAATGTTTTCAATTGACCCGGGGCGGTACCTGGTATCGGAAACAATGTTAAACCTGCTGGACCTGCGTATTGATGTACATGACCGTCTAGATCTTTTAGGCAAAGACCAATAATATTTAAGGCTCGAATTGTTTCATCCATAAAATTTTCAAGCTTATTTTTTAACATATATCCTAATACACCAGGCTCATGACTATCATTACCTAAATAAATACTATCGCCAGTTCCATTTTCTTTAATACGTTTTTTATCTCCTAAAACAATAGTAGGACCATCAATTGATATATGTCCTGTACTATCGATAATCACATAACCTTTATCTTCTCCACCTTCTTTAATAATTCTTATTGAACCGGCATCATTTTCAATTAAATTTGATTTTTCTAATTGATCACTTTTAGAATGATTTTTCGAAATAACTGTACCACGTGCAATTAATCTAATTTCATCAGATTTTGCAATGATATAACCTCTTTCTTTATTATCTAGAGAATTTTTTATACCTTCCATTGATATACTATTAACTTCACCTGAATTTAATAATTTATCACCATTAATATATTCAGATACCAATATACGACTAATATCAGTAAAAAAATCAGGATCACCTTCAGCCCAATTAATAATTCTATTACCTAAATAAAACTCACTATCTTTTAAATTTTCAGCAATTTCATTCTCATTATAGATTATTAATTGAGAGTTTTTATAAGCCCCAGTTGTAATATTTTTAAAAAATAACTTTTCTTCATTCTTAAAATAATTAACATATTTTTTCTCAACTGCCAAACTCTGTGATAAAGCAGCCCGACCGGCCACAATATCAATTGTGCCTGAATATGCATCAGGGTCAGCAGCAAAAATAGTATTATAATATATTTCATTATAATTATCTGATGATTCTCTAATATGATTAGTACCTAAACGAATTAAAGTATTATTCGAACCTTGTATAATATAATCGCCAGGATTTTTAAATGTTCTTGGCACATCTTCTAATAAATGGCTTGAAGATAAATTTAAACTTTCTTTAATTTTTTTATCTCGATTTGTAATTCCTGTATCACCGGATGTGCCAGTATTATTACCTCGAATTGGACCATTATTAAATAAAGCAACCGATACTTTTTCTAAATTTTCAATATTTAAGGAATTTCTAACTTTTTCTTGTTTATAATCTTTTAAATATTTTCGATCTGCATGCGTATAATTTGCATCTTCATATAAATTGGTACCATGCACTCGACTGATCCAATAATATTCATTTTCAAAATCTCTAGCCGCGCTAGTATCTTCATATATCCAAACTTCTTCTTGCCTTTTCAAAGGAAGACACATGTGAGAAGAAAAGAAAGGAAATGCTACAAAAATGTTCTTATTATCGACAAAAGACCCAATGATAGAATTAACGGGTAAAGATTTTAAAAATTCTGGATTTTTTTGATTAGCCAGTTTAAAATTACTATTAGATTCTGTTAACTTTTTAATCACACTATCACTTAATAATCCAGGATGCATTACAATATCTAAAACAACAGCTCTTTTAAACATTTATCGTGCACCTTGAATTCTTAAAAATAATTCATCTTCAGATACTGCTTCCTGCTTCTCTTCCGCATTCGCAATCAATTCAGCCAACTTTAAAATTTGATCATTACATTTAGACATTCTCTCCAAATACTTAGACATAATCTGCCCAGCACTCACGTGGTCAGCAATTGTAGCAGCTGACATGGCTTGATAACAATCATTAAATAATATCTTCGCCTTTTCTCGATCTTCTAAGGCATTTTCATAAATCTCTTTCCACAATAATTTCTTCTTTTCCTCTGTCGTTGACAGATTATCCAAAATATCTGAAAAGTTTTGTAATTTATTATACTTTTTTTCTTGGTCTTCCAGTTTTTTAGTATAAATCTCAATTGAATCGCTCATAGTAATATCTCCACATGTTAAAACATGTTTATAATATTACGTATTGAACCTCTAAAATAAATCAAATAAATCTTCAGCTAAATCTTTGTTAATTTGTTTATACACTTTACGAATAGAAGATAAGGCAGAACTTAACTCTGCATTGTTTAAACCAGAAATTTCCCTTAGATATACCAACACTGCCCGTTTGTTTAAAAAATCAAGATTGTCAATGTTCTCAAATACCACTTTAATGGCTTCAATACACTTTTTTTCCCTATTATCTGTAATTGTTTTACACATATAATCAATTGTATCATAAATTTGTTGTTGCCGTTCAGCTGCAATCATTTGTGTTTCAGGATTAGAATCTTCATCTACCATATATGTTGATAAATTTATCTTAGGATATTTCTTTTGATTAACTCTTTCCTCTTTAGGTTGAGTATTTGGAGTATAATTGGTATTTCCATCATCAATTGCCACAGTTCTCTTAAATTGTTGATAGTTTTTACGAGACCTAGCAATCAACCAGTTTTTAGCCACCACGTTAAAATAAGAAAAAGCTTTTTTACCTTTAGAACCGTCCCACTTTTGAATCGTTTCCCATAAAAAAAAGACACAATCTGACTTCATAATGTCCATTTCATCATCAAATGACTTAAAACCATATACTGAGACTAATTTATCTACTAAGACTTCGAACGCAGGCTTAATGTCTTTCAGATAGATATCCCAACGGTCTTCATTAGTTTCAGCTAGTTTATATTCTTCCAATTTTAATTGAGTATTTTTTGAAAAATATTGGTCTTCCTTGACAGGTTTAGCAACTTTTTCCTTAATAATTGTCTCTTTTTTCGTTTTTTCGACTTTTTTTACGTCATTTTCTGTGGAAACATCATCACTTTTTCTTAGGGACATCGTCTTTTTCCTCTATTTCTTCTTCTTCAATGATTTCTTGGTTGGTAAGTTTCTGAGCAATTAATAAAATAGAATCTTTTACACCTTTAATCTCTCGTAAAACATCACGTACCTCTTTTGAATCAAAAAAAATGGGGATATTTAAAATCTCTGAGATTTTTGCATACTTTTCATCCAATATATCTAAACTCTCTTCAATTACTTCCTGCATGTTGATTATAATCATTGCAAATTTGACACAAAAGTAAACTGCAATCCCCAATAATATTAATAAAAATAAGACAAAATATATCAAATTATCACCCACTATCAAATATTATTAAAATTTAATAAAATTATAACAGATGTTAAACATTCAAATCAGGAACATACCACACCACAATAGAATTACTAGCAGCAGCAGGAGCTGTAATATCAATAGATGTTCCTAATAACTGACCATTAAATTTAATAAAAGTATCAGCTTCAACAACCGCTAATTCAGTTTTACTAGGTGGTATTTCAATTCCATTTACAACTAATCTAAATTGTCTAGACAATCCTGATCCAGTTATAGCAGTCGCAATAACGATATTTGGTATTTTAATCAAAATTGGGTTTGAAATATTAGGATTAGGTGTAGTAAAGACAGTCGATAATAACCCTTGAAATGGTATTTGCGCTGAATAAGTCGTTTCAAAAACATATGTTTGACGTAAAATAGCATTATTATTATAAATTATACCGTCAGCATTAATATCCCCTACCCATAATTTATTCCATCTAATTCCATCCCGCCCTAAATCATGTTGCTTATCACCATTCGGTCTTAAAGAATTTTTTAAAACAGTCATTGTCTTTCCTTTTTTATCTTAATTATCATTCTAACTCAAATAATAATATTTTAGAAAAGACCGTTTAATAAATTTTATAAACCATAAGACGTTTTAGTAGCATTATAATTATCGAGAACAACACTTGAACCGAGTGCTGTATTCCAAACATGAAAAGCACCTAATCTAAAATTACTACCTGCACCACTTCCCATATTTGTTGTTGTAGGATAACCTAAAGCATAATATAGACCCACACTACTCCCATTATTATAAGGCGTTTGTCTTGCATATGTAGATGATCCTGCTAACTGACCATTAACATATCCTCTTAAAGTAGAACCATCATAAGTTAAACCTACATAATGCCAATTATTAAGAGGCGCTGATACAGATGATGTGATTTTAGCACCACCGCCTATCAAATAGGGCCAGACAGCAAAACAAGGAGTTCCACTTATCCATTCTATTTGTGAATCATACCAATTAAAATTAGGAGATGTAGTTCCTTGTTCGGATACAATCACACCATTAGAAGTAGGATAAACCCATACAAAATGAGATATGACAGTACTTGTATTAGCAGGTGATAAGTATGGATTAAGATTTACTGTTGTTCTAATATAATTGCTAGTGCCACTATCTAAAGAGATATAATTAGGCGTTCCACTCGTATATGGATTTGTGCCTACAAGTAAACCATTATTAGTTTCATCAAGGTCAGTAATAGTCGTACCAGATCCACTATATGATGATGAATTTTGAAGATCCCAATATGTAATTAAACCTGTTGTGCTAATACTTGTATTAATTACTACGTTTTTTATCATTCCATATGAAGTTAAAATCATTTTATTCCTTTACCTTAATCAATTCGATATCAATTTGATAAATTAAGCTTTTTAATTTTAACATAACTTATTTCCCGTAAGTAGATTTAGTAGCATTATAATTGTCGAGAACAGTACTTGAACCGAGTGCTGTATTCCAAACATGAAAAGCTCCAAATCTGAAATTCGCACCTAATCCACTACCCATATTTGTACCTGTAGGATAACCTAAAGAATAATATAAACCTTTACCTAAAGAATTATATGGTGTGTTTCTTATTCTAGTAGCTGACCCAGCTGATTGACCATTAACATAAGCATTTAAAGTAGTACCATCATAGGTATATCCAACATAATGCCATGTGTTTAAAGATGCAGATACAGAAGATGTTATTGTAGAGCCGGGATTCAATTCAGATGTTTGTAAAGAATAGACACCTTGAGATGGTCTTCTCCATGTGACAGCTAGACCCTCACCACCTGCATATTCTTGATACCTTGCTCTAAAAGAATATTTAGTACCAGCTGTTAAAGATACATTACCATATACGGGTCCACTCATACCATGTCCACCATAGTAACTTGTTACAAGACTCCCACCTATAAAGACATCTCCACCATCATCTGAATTGACACCGAAAGAATAAGTACCTGTTTCAGCAGGGATAAAAGTAGCATTTACTTCAACAGAAAAATAATCACCACCATTAGGTACAGTAGCACCTGCCCCACTTAAAGTTTCATGTTCTGTGTGATTTAAAGAAATAGTTGCACCTAAATTACCTTCCCAAGCTAAAGTAGTATTACTATATGCTGTGTCAAATAATCTATTAAATTCACTTGTTGTTAATGGATATTGTGTGTATTGAGTAGTAGAACCACTGCCACCATGAGTACTAAATATTTTAACATTAGTTAAACTTGAATACGGATAAACTGCAAATCGTGGTGTACCACTTACCCACTCTATTGTAGATAAATACCAACCTGTATTAGGTGTAGTTTGTCCTTGTTCTGAAACAACCACACCATTAGATGTAGGATAAACCCAAGTGAATACAGAAATGCTATCACTTGTATTAGCTGGTGATAGAGATGAGTTTAGGTTAGTAGTCGATCTCAAATAATTACTAGAAGTACTATCTAAAGAGATATAATTAGGTGTAGAACTTGTGTATGTATTGCTACCTACAAGTAAACCATTATTAGTTCCATCAAGATCGGTGATAGTAGTACCACTGCCACTATAAGAAACTAAATTTTGAAGATCCCAATACGTAATTAAACCTGTTGTACTAATGTCATTAACATTTTTGATCATCCCAATGCCTGTTAAAATCATTTCAAATCTCCAAATAAATACCAAGTATTAGGGCTAGCCTTTGTCCTTATTAGAGTCGCTCCGGAATATTGAGTATTTGTTGTTAACTTATTTCCAGCTGAAAGTAACGTTACACCCACCACACCAGTTACACCTATATTTCCGGTACCAGCTTGAGCTATCATGATTTGATCTCCTACTGAAAATCCAGATGAAGGAACAGTTAAAGTAATAGCAGAAGAATTTGATATTAAAACTAAAGAATTTTTGTCAGAACTGGTCAATGTGTATGTTGTTCCTGATTGATTGTTTATTGTTACAGTAGATGTATCTGTTCCTGTAGCGCCTGTAGGACCTGTAGCACCTGTAGGACCTGTGGGACCTGTAGGACCTGTAGCACCTGTGGGACCTGTAGCGCCTGTGGGACCTGTGGGACCTGTAGCGCCTGTGGGACCTGTAGCGCCTGTCGGACCTGTGTCACCTGTGGGACCTGTAGCACCTGTGGGACCTGTAGCACCTGTGGGACCTGTAGCACCTGTGGGACCTGTAGCACCTGTAGGACCTGTAGCACCTGTGGGACCTGTAGCACCGGTTGGACCTGTATTACCTGTTGGACCTGTAATCAATTCAGATTCGGCAATCATGCTAGCAACAATAGCATCTTCTTTAATTGTTAACGAAACGTTACCATTTTCTAAATTAGTAAGTGCAATATTTGAATTATCTGTTGATATATCACTCCACAAACCTTTACCATCATTATTTGTAATTAATATTTTAGGCATAATAAACTTTTCTTTCCATTTTTATTATATTAAATATTAAAAACACAAACCTCTTAGAAATAAATGTTTATTTACAATGTTCAGTATTAGCAAAAGGACACCACTGACAAGAAGTTTTATTCTTCAAAGGCGTCGGATTCGGTTTAGTAATCCCCTTAATCATCGATCTTACCACTTTCACAGCCTCCTCCACACTCTTCGGTCCCGAACTAATCGACACCATTTGACACACCTTTTCAATCTTATCCACTTTCTTCAACAACACAAAGGCACACTGCACATCCCGAGATGTCAACTCATTCTTCCCCATCCAAAAATACTTATATAACAACAACTGCATATGTGTCAAAAAATCCTGCTGCTTCTCCCAATCCCACCCACGAGCCGACGCCGTCTTCCAATCCAAAATATAATACTTCCACTTTCCAGCTGTCTTCTGAGGCACTTTAATAATACAATCAATATATCCTTTAAACTTCAAAGGCAAATCTTGCATCTCCTCATACAACATCTCTTCAGCCGACACCGTCTCCCACTGCGGAAAATTCTCATCCATCCACTGAGGTAAGGCATTCACACTATTCTGCGCCCACAACAACCACTTCTCAAACGGAATATGTTTGTAATCTTTATTCTTTTTCTCCTGCTCCTCCCGCCACACCCCATCAAATCCCACCCTCTCCCACTCCCTCCTCAAATTCTCCTCCATCTCCTGCAATTTCAACTCTTTCGTCTTTAAAAAATGCTCCACCGCATCATGCACAATCGATCCATAATACAAATGAGGACTCTCCTCAAAGGTTTCGATCTTGTCTAAATACAACAATTTATGACGCCAAGAACATTCTTTCCAGACCTTCACTTCAGAATAAGAGACATGCTCTTTTAATAAATTAGTCGAAGACATTTAAACTCGTCTTTCTCTCAGAAAATAATAGCAATAAATATTATATTTTAATCTATTTTTTAAATTTTACATTTTTAATAATCGTGTAATTAAATCTTAGAAGGCAGCGGCAGGACTAATTATTTCCCAACCATTACCTTCTACAGCATTGCTGCTGCCGGCAGGATATTCACCGTTATTATTAGCAACCAAAATTAAAGATTTCCAAGTAAAATCGGAACCTAAAAATATAGTTTGAGTAGAACCTGTTTCATCTAAATTACCTTTATAACCGGTTCCAGCTCCCCACACGTATTCAGATTCATTTGATTTTAATTTAACTTGATAAAGTGTTTCACCAAAGGAACTAGCAAAATCTGTAAATAAACCTCCACCATTTTTTTCGTTCTTAAATTTTAAAATAATCATTTTTCCTTCATTACTTGCAACAGGTGGCAAATTTATCTCAACAAGTTGATTAGGATTTGTGTCTGCAGGATTTGCAAAAATAATGGATTTATAAGTAATATTTGAATCTAATATATTTTTAAAAGTAAATGAATAAATAGCTGGATCAGGTCCATCATTTATATCATAATAATTTAGTGCTGTTGCCCCTGTATTATCATTAATTGTCTGAAATCCCGCAGTATTTCCATCTTGAATATAGAAGGCTGTTCTAACATCTACGTAATCGCCTGCTAACCCTGTAGGACCGGTATCTCCAGTTGGACCGGTTGAACCTGTATCACCAGTTGGTCCTGTATCACCG